TTCCGCAGCGCGTTCTTGAGTGCCGCCTCAAGAGCATCCGCCTCCTCCCGAAAGACCTGCACACCGCTGCCCTTGGTCCGACCCCGGCCAGTTGGGTCGAACACGAACCTCTTGTTTCTCACACCGATGGAGCCAAGATTGACATTGGCGGCCAGTGTGCCGTCGAGCGCCTGCGCAATCGACTGAAGAGACCTGCCGAAGGCGCCGCCCAACTGCTCCGCCTGCGAGATCAGCGACGCCTTGTTGCCACGTGCGTCGTTGGTGAGAAGCGCACCACCAGAGCCAGTCCCCAAGTCGATACTCGCCCGCCGCGACCGGGCAAAAAGCGACCCCACCACCGTGCCAAGAACCGAACCGACAAGACTGCCAATCGGACCGAAGGCACTGCCGATGCCACCGCCGATCTGCCCGCCCACGGACCCGGCCTTTGAACCGCTCAGTCCGCCAATCGCGGCACCAAGAGCCACACCGCCAGCGATCTTGCCAAGCGTCTTTCCGAAGTCGCCCTCAAGGCCGAAGACCTTCCCGATCTTGTTGGCCGCGCCCTCCAGCTTGGTGCCAATCGGACGCAGAATCTCCGCCACCCCCTCGGCGAATGGGGACTTCCTGCCAGAGGACGTGCCGGACAGAAGCGTCAGTATCCCGCCAGCCGCACCTCCAACCGAATTGAAGTTGCCCGTCGAGAAGCCCTGAAGAACGCCGGTAATCTGCTGGACGCGCTGGCCGAAACGCCCCCCGATCACCTGACCTATCGCCTGCGCTGCAATGAGTCCCTCGTTCTGGAACCCCTGGGCCACCGCACCACCAAGCCGCTCGGCATCGCGCCGCGCGTCTATCCGGTCCACGATCCGCGACAGCAAATCATCCGCCCGCTTGGGTTCAGCACCGCTCATGATGCCGGACCGCACCTCCGCCATGTAGGCGTCCAGCGACCGATTGGCCGCCGCTGCCGCCTCCAGAATGGCCGCAAGCTCCATCGCCGTCCGGACCCGCGACCGCTCAACCTCCGACAACTCCCGCCCGAAGGCCAGTTCCAGCCGCTTCAACTCCGCCGCCCGCTCCCCGTAGAGTAGCAGCATCTCCGCAATCTTGGCCTGCCCCTCATAGCTGGACAGGATGGACTCCTGTTGCTTGGCGACTGCCTCCGCCTGACTCCGCCGCTGCTCCTCCAATCGTTCGGCTGCCGCTGCAGCCTTTTCCGCCGCCTTCTGCCGCTCCTCCTCCGCCTTGGCCGCCGCGTCCCTGGCTTTCCTCTCCTGCCGCAGCCGCTCGCGTTCCTGCTCCGCTTCGCGCTTGCGCCGCTCCTGCTGCGCCTTCTCCGCCTCCTGCCGCCGCGCCTCCTCTGCCCGTATCTCGGCAGCCGCCTGCCGTGGCGTCACGAAACCGCCTTCACTGAAAAGCGACCGGGAGAGAACCGCAAACTCGAAGGTCGTATCGCGAACCACCTGCCGCAGCCCGCCAACGACTGTCGTAAGTCCCTCAATCGCATACTGAAGAACCGACACGCCACCGACGCCCTCAGCAAACTCCCGCCGCAACTCGCCCCAGGCGTCCTTCAGCCGGAAGACCGACCCCTTGAGGCCGCGCGCGTCGGCCTCGGCAGCACCGCCGATCCGTTCCTCAATCTTCTTGAGCGCGAGATCGACGGCACCGGCCTCGTCGCCCATCTTCGCCATGGCCTTGATGGTATCCAGCGTCTCAGTGCCAAGGAAACGAAGGCCCCGCGACAGACCCTCCACATTGCCCTCGGATAGCTCCTGAATGGCCCGACCGAGAATCTCGGTATTCGTCTTGAGATCACCTTTGAAGACCGCTGAAATATCCGCCGCCGCCCGGAGAACCCGCTCAAAATTGTCCTCTGTGACACCGGAAAAAGTGGCAAGGCTCGCTTGCGCGTCGATTATGGCCTCCTTGCTGATAGCCAGTGACGACTCCAGCTTGAACGCCATCTGGACGGCATCCTCGCCCGTCAGCGCCAGTGTATCCCTCGCCCCATCTAGCGTGACCGCCAGCCGCCGCTTGGCGCGGCTGAACTCCTCGCTCAGCATCACGCCTTTCGCGAAGGCCGCACCAAGGACGCCGATCCCTGCCGCCGCCGCTATCGAGACGGGACCAAGACCGGCGATCAGCCGACTGACACCGGGGAGCACACCAGCCGCGCCTTGGGCAAAGTCGCCCACCATGTCGGTGAAGTTGCGCCGAAGCCCGGAAATGGCGCCGCCAGTCTGCTTGGCCTCAGTGCCAATTCCGCCAAGAGCACGCCGGACGCGCGCCGAACCCGCTTCCGCCCCTGTCGGATCCACCACCACCCGGATTGTGCGGTCGGTCATCGCCTGCGTTCCTCCGGCCCATCCGCCTTCTTCGCGATAAGCGACCGCTGGAAGCGGTCAGCCCGCTGCACGATGTAGCAGAAGCGCCAGAACTCGTCATCCGTCATGCGCGCCCGCCGCGCATAGGCTTCTATCGCCACCAGCGGTATCGCCCCCAAGGAGAACCCGGACTGCCGATCCCCAATCAGCGCCACCAGTGCGTCATAGACGAACGACGCCTCCGGGCCGAGAACAGGCTCGTCATCCAGTTCGGGCGTCTCAAGCCCCCGACGCTGCCGCTCGGACAGATATGCCAGTTCCTCAAGGCTGAACCGCGCCTCCCACTGAAGACGCGCCTCTACTCCCCCGCAACCGCGTCCTTTGAAGGCGCGAAATTGGCTGGCTCAGTCGAAAAGACCTCAAGATGAGCGAGCGCCCACCTGTAGTCCGGGTCCATCAGGAACTCACGCAGCGCATCAGGAGAAAAAGGAATCGGCTTGCCATCCGCATCCGTCATGTCCCAGTCGGAGACGATCTCAGTCGCGACAAACAAATCCACCAGAACGCGGTGGCGGAACTCCTGATCCGCCTCATTCTGCGGTCGGTCAAACCGCGCCTCATCACGAGTGGACAGACGACGCCGGACACGCTCCCGCATCATCCGGACATTGGGAGCCGACCGATCCACAAACCGCATGTGGAAAGTGCCGACATAGTGGTCCCCGAAATATAGCTCCATCGCGCTCGTTGCAGACCAGTCAACCGGAAGGCGCTTGAAGCGGCTCATGAAACCCTCGTGATAAGGAAGTCGGAAGTGCTCGGGACATGATAGGACGCAGTGAACTCCACCGACACAAGCGACTTGGCGCCCTCATCCACATCCTGCGGCACAGTGCCGAACGCGCGGGGCAACTCGAACAGATAGCCGTCATCGGCGGATGGTCCTGTCACCCGGAAGCTGACCGAGAGGGGACTGTCACCAATCACGGCCTCGGGATTGAAGTTGGCACGATAGAACTGAATGGCCAGCGTTACCGACCTCGGACCGCTGGTCCCGATCCCACGAGCCGCCGCCGACCCGAATCCGGACATCGCCTCCTTGGTGTGACGGCAGGACAGGGACAGCGACACAAAGAAGTCGCTCGGGGCAGTCAGATTCTCAATGGAGACTTCCGACACATCCAGGCCCGTCAGCTTGGCCGCACTGCTCGGAGACGCATAAGTGAGCGAACTCGGGGACGTGGCCGTCTGGCGGGTCATCCCAAGAATATCGAAGCCCACCTCCACGATCCCATCGTAGCGGGCGTTCAGCGTGAAACCCGACACCTGACAGCCAAGGAAGCGCTGGTAGAGAGAGCCGGAACCCTCGATCAGACGCTGCTCTACCGAGAAGTAGGTATCCGTCGCACCTGCCCGGAGGATGTTGGAAGTGAAAGTCCCACCAAGCGCGCTCTCCAGCATCAGGTCCATGGCTGCCGAGCGCTGAAGCTGCGTCCGAAGGCCACCCTCAGTCCGGAAGTTGACCCGCCGCGATCCCTGCGAGGCACGGACAAGCCCAAGAGTTGGGGAGGTTAGACTGTCAGCCACGAACACAGGCGCCGTTCCCGGGATGTAATCTACGGGAATAAGGGATCCGGAACCGGGCAGCGTGCCGGGAGTCGTCTCACGGATGATGCTGAAAGTGCGATCAGACGGCGATGCCATGACAGTCTCCTAGACGTAGCGAGTGCTTTCATACGGGATTGAGACGCGGCGCGCTAGATACCCCGACTCGTTGATTGTGAACACGTCAATCGGACCGACCCGGAAGCGCGGCACCTTCCAGTCCCGGAATATCGGGATGACCGCATCCACCAGTCGCGTCAGTTCCGCTGTCCCAGTCGCAGTCGGCACATAGACCTGAATCTCGATCCTGCCACTGCCAAGCAGCCGCCTCACAGACGGACCGGGAAAGGCGACCTGCTCCAGCCGCGACGGACGCACCGCCAGACGAATCCACGGACCTTCCAGCGGCGGCTGTTCGCCGGGCTGATTGTCGTAGATGACAGGCGGCGCATTCTGCACAAATGGCAGGCGATTGAGCCAGCGCTGCACGATCATCGTTTCGTCGTCGGACGTCATGGCGTCAGCACCAGATTGAGTTCGGCATCAATGGCGGCCTCCACAAAACCGGCTGGCGCCTGCCTGGACCAGCCATCATTCAGCCGGGCCGCGTAGGGGACGTTGTTGACGATAACCACCGGCTCGAACGCACGGTGCCCGGCAATCTCGGCAAGACCGGACGCTATCGTCTGCCCGCCACCTCGATCCTCCCGCCCCGTCTCTCCTTTCG